GCGCCCTTCCTCAGTGAGTGTCCCAAGGAGGTTATACAGCACTGCTGACGGCTCCTTGTAGGGAAGGAACGTGATGCTGTCCTTGATGGCACCAGAGGCCACGTCCACGTCACGGAACTCACCCGGCATCAGCGGCGAGTTGTCACCCTTGATACGAAGACCCCGAGCCTTAAGACCGGCAGGAAGGTTGGAGAGGGTGCCTGCGTCTACAAGCTGGCGGATGATGGATGTGGCGGACTTGGCGATACCACCAATCAGATGGATGAGGCCTGAGCCATAGAAGCCCATACCGGGAAGATAGGGGTAATGCACAAAGTGCATACGCTTCTGCTTCTCCTCGTCATCGCTGATCCAGTTGCGGCGAATCGCCAGAACCTTGCCAGACTGCTTCTCAATGGTGATGACATACGGCAGCGCCAAACCATCGGGGTCTTCAAATCCGGGCAGATCATAATCAATGTGGATTTCAAGGATGGTGTACCGATCATCAACCTCCCAAGACGGGGTGTCGCCTTCGATCTTGTCGTACTTGTCCTGAATGTCTGTCCGCTCGGGGCTGGGATCGGGAAGGTCAATGTCAAGGTAGAAACCCTGAACCTGAAGCTTCTTGATCTCATTCGGATACTTCTTCATGACGTGCGTGTAGCGGGGGCACGTTGCCAGATCCGATGCGCCATAGGGCACAACGAAGTCTTCGGCAGGAACGAAAAGCGATGTGGGGCGCTTTTTGATTGGGTCAAAATAGACCTTTTTGAAAGCAGACCCCGCCAATGGAAGGCGGAACAAAAGTTGCTCAAGCTCCGCACGATATTCCGTCATGCGCTGGGTGACGATGTAGTTCATCTCCTCCTCAATGCGCTCGGCCTGTTTGACCTTTTCGGGTGTCATCTTTCCGATGATTTGTGTGCGGACTGGGCCTGCCGGAGGATATACCTCCATAATCGTTTGGGCCTGAAAGCGGACAACCGCCTCGGCCAATAGGGGGTGGAACACGCCACAAGCACCGGGCCACGGCGTTGTGCGGTCTTCGTATTTCATGCCGAGGAGGTCGAGACCCTCAATGTAGGACTTTTCCCAATCCTTACGGCTGCGGCGGTCAGATTCAAAGTCGCCGATAAGTTCGTTGGCGATACTGTCCAGCTCGCCCTCATCAATGTCCTCGGCGAGGTTCTTGTTGAAGTCTTCTTCTTCGGAGCCGCCAGAGATCATCTCGACTGCTTCGCCAGAGAAATCAACGATTACACCACCGTCTTCCGTCTCCGATACATCGGGCGAATCAAGGATGATGTCCAAGGGCTCGGAAAGATCCTGCCCGATTGGGTTTGGAAGTGCGGAATCAATGGCCATTATTTACCTCAGTAGTAGGCTTCTGTTTTGTAACGAGGGGCTCTTGGCTCATCCTCCTCGTCGGTGTGTAGTCTTACAAATCCACCCTGCCGGAAGCGGAGCATAGCTTGGCTCACGCTATCCACAAAGTCGTCGTGGCTTCCTGCGGGGAATGCGGCGCATTCCTCAATCACTTCCTCGGCCCACCTTGTTTCCGGTGCCCATACAGCCCCCGACGCAAACAGGTCCGTGATCGCATTTACACGGGCAATCTTGTCCTGACCCCTGCTCGGGGTGAAGTCCGTGACCGGTATACCAGCCGCCCGCATTTCGAAAATGAGCGGGGAACCCGAAGCCTTCGCTTCTACGATTACCATGTCCGGTTGCCATTCTTTGTAATGCTCAATTGCGACTTTCTTCAGCTCAGGAAATTCCATCTTATCCTTGAATGCATCTAGCAGGATAATGTTTGGAACTGGTTCCTTGCTGTCCATGTCGTTGTAAAAGATACCCCAAGTCGTGCAGGCCGAGTAGTCCGACCGCTCGGTCTTCTTGAAGGCGGTGTCCCACGAAACCAGAATCGCCTCGCACTGGGGCGGCGAATCCTTTTCCCAGACGCGCCACCACTCACGCTTAAGAAGGGCACCCTCTTCTGAGGTTGGGTCTTGCTGATACTGTGCCTGCCACTTGGATACCGGCAGTTCAGCCCTTAGTTTGTCGAGCTCCTCAACCGGCCAGAACTCAGGCCAGATTGGAACCCCGGACGGCAGGATCGCCGGAAGCTCAATGACTTCCCACTCGCCAGAACCATCACGCTTGATGGAGCTGTCAATGATCTGCCCGGTGAGGTCTCGCTTTGACCAGCGGGTCATCACGATAACAATGGCACCACCCGGCTGGAGACGCTGACGCGGACCAGAGGAGTACCACTCAAACACCTTGTCATACACGCCGGGGTCAAACTGGCCCTGCATGGCTTCCTGTTCCGAATGCGGATCGTCGATGATCAGCAGATCGGCACCCTTACCGGTAACGGCACCGCCGACACCGATAGCGAAGTATTCGCCACGTTTATTCGTAGACCAGCGGCCAGCCGCCTTGCTGTCTGACTGGAGCCCAACGCCGGGAAACACCTGTTGGTATTCCTCAGAGCCCACAAGGTTACGGACCTTACGGCCAAACCCGACAGCCAGCTCGGCTGTATGTGCCGTCTGAATGACCTTCTTTTCGGGGTTTCTACCGAGGAACCATGCCGGGAGAAGGTAGGACGCAAACTCAGACTTGGTATGGCGAGGAGCCATATTGATGATCAGCCGCTTCAGCTCACCCTTGGCAACGCGCTCAAATGCGTTGGCCATGATGGTGTGGTGCTTGCCGCTGATAAAACCCGGCCAAGCCAGCTTGACGAACTCAAGGAAGTTCTCCTTGGACAGGTCGCGCTGCTTAGCCTCGTCAAGGCGGCGCAATAGGTCCAGAACCTCAGCCCTTTCCTCTGGGGGCATTTTGGCTACGATTTCAGCATAATCCATGAGGATATGATACCACGGGCATGTATACAAAAGAAAACCCCCCTGCAACGGCAATGCAAGGGGGTTTAGAACGCCACGGTGGGGGGACCGTTGTGTCGAACCTGACTATGACCCAGAATGGAATCCCTAACCCGGGGAGGACTACTCCCTAGCCATGATTTGAATATGAACGATTTGGCGGGTTATGTCAACAAGAAAAAACCTTCCCGCATCTGAGACACGGGAAGGTTAGGTTGGGTGGGGTGTGCCAAGCAAGAAGTCACACACCCGGATCGCATGGCGAACTTGCATACCATGTCTAAGACGGACACCGTTACCGGGCCGTGGCACCCAATCGCACCCAAGATACTGACACGAATTTAAGGGCATCTGCCCACCTTCTTGGCTGCCCCTACCACGGGGTTTGCCTGCTTGGCCGTGATCTTCCTCGTCAGTTAGGATCGGTGGTTAGCCGTCTTTCGCTTTCATCTTGGAACTGGTAATCCCGCTCGGGATCATTCATGGGCTGTCAGTCCACATAACCCGTAGAATGTCCCGAACGGGATTATCTTTTGGCGTCCCCTGCGGAGTCGAACCGCTCTGCGCCATTTGTATGCCTACTCCGCTTTCGCGTCTCGGAACTTGCGCTATGCTACTGTTACACTAAGGGTACATGGTTGCAGAGGCGGGATTCGAACCCGCGATTTTTAGGATATGAACCTAACGAGATGACCACTTCTCTACTCCGCTAAGCTTCTATTTCTTGCCGAATTTCTGTTTCTGTTCCCAAATGTGCTTGTCATAGCATGACAATTGGGACAAAGGATTCTTAGGTTCTCCGGTTTGTTGTTTTTTGCGTTTCCATCGATGTGGTCAATCGTTACCAATGGCAGGCTATCAACCGGGTGCAAATTATCCCAACCACAATTTACACATGATGCGCCGCGAGTGTCAAGCAGGTACCTTCTGACGCATTTTTTAAGCTGTACAGTCTTCCCAGACCAGCCCGGATCGTCGCCGCGCAACCACGCAGAAACAATGGCATCAGAGGAATCAAGGGCTTGGCACTTTATTGAACAGTACACACCCCTATCTTGCGGCCTCTTCTCTCTCTCCTTGCCGCATCTAAGGCAGTTTATTAAAACCTTGGGTTTGCCGTGCCGCCTTACGCCCTTGTTATTGTATGTGGCGGAACAACTGTGAGAGCAGAACATCTTTGCATGCTTTGACGTAATCAAGGAATTGCAATTCTTGCATTCCATTAGATGGTTCTCCCACCCGGAGTTGCGCCGAGTTATCTAGGTTACAAATCTAGCGCATCACTGACAATGCTTCAGGAGATTATATCATCGAACCGCACAACACCATAGGGGCGAGTAACACCCTGCCGGTTCGGCCACACATGCAAAATGGTCGGAGTGGAAGGATTCGAACCCTCGGCCCTCTGGTCCCAAACCAGATGCGCTGACCAGACTGCGCTACACTCCGTATAGTCCGGGTGACGGTCTCCCCGTCTCGCCTGCTGCCCCGTGACAGCGCCTTTCCTCTTGCGACCCCCTGTGGCCTCTTCAGGCGGTTCCACAGGGTCGGAAAGCAGCGGTCCGTTTCCCCACGCTCAACCCCTGAAGGGCTTCCGGGCGGTTGTCGCTGGCACAGTCTTTTCACTCTTTCGAGCGATGACGATACATCTTAAGCATCATACCAAACTCTGGTTGTCCCGGCAAGAACATTGGATTCGGGGTTCCAATCTGGAACCAGCCAGACACCTCGGCATCCCTGACGCCATCCATCATGACGCTCAGGGTTGGACCCCAGACATCCATCTGCTCAAGGTACCTGTAGCTCATTCTTTCACCGCAATGTAAGAATAGTCAGCATCTCCGTGGCGCATCTGGAACAGCTTCACAATCCCAAGATCAGAGAACTCAAGTGCCTTATTGGCGGTCTGAAACTCGGGAAGTTCCTTGTCCTTGGCGCCAAACAGGTTGATGTTGAGCTGGCGGTCGCGCATCAATAGACCCTTGTAATAGGTGATGCGGTCATCCTTTTTGGCGTAGGTAGCCCACCGGGTGAAGTCGTCTGCGGACTCAATGTGCTTGTATTCTTGGTCTATCATGAGCTTATTACCCTTCACGTTAGTCGTTTTTGCCCGTCAGCAATTCATATCCCGCCAGAAGCATTGAGGCTGGGAC